TCGCCGTTATACATTACGTCCTTAAGAAACGAGTCGAATTTCTGCTTTGTGAAAACCCCGGCCATATTTGCGCGGTGAGTTTGAATGTAACGCAATATGCCGCGCGAGGTTCTTCGAGATGCGGAAGTGTCGTTTTTGAGCTGACCTATGATGGCCGCGCGCTCTTTAGCTTCCATGTGAAGAATATTAGCATCCCTAAGCCTTGTTTTGAGAGCGCCGGAAGGTTCGCCGTAGCGGTCGGTCTGCATTTCAGTTCTTGAAATATCGATTGGAGTTCTGTGAATCTGGCAAATGTTGTAAGGCATCAGCGGATTAATAGAAACACCAACGCCTGATCCTGCGTTTTCTGCGTAAGCAGAAGAAAGCTTTACAATTTCCGCGCCGTCAGAATGAGTAGTATTACCCTCTGAACCGAAGTTTCTTGTTACTGTAAGAGCGTCAGTTGTTCTTGCGGTGACCAATACCTGTTCATCATCAATCAGCAAAACATCATTCTTGTCGAACATTGTCCCTGTGCCAGCAGCAACGTTAACGGTGGTTGTCACAGCGTCAATATCTCCGTTAAGAGTGGTTGTTGGTGTGCCGATGTCCTTTTCGTTGCTTTCAACTTTATAGTTGTCGGCCTTTACTTTGCGCTTCATTTTTTCCAGAAGCGTAGTAATTGGTGCGATTTTCGCTTGAGCGAAGTGAACTCTAGGGTCTACGAAACGAATTCTGGTGTCCGGACTTGATGAAAAGTTGTCGGACTTAATATTACCTTTTGTCAGATTGAGAGCCATAACGGTATTACCTCCGTGTATTTAGTTATGACAGGGAAGCGTTACGACTCCCCTGACGAGTTACATTATAAAATTCCGAGTTCTTCCGGCGTTAAATAGTCTTCGGTATCGGAAAAGTCATTCTGTGCCCCTGCTGCGCTTCCGGTTCCGCCAGGCATAGTTTTAGGCGGTGCGCCTCGCCCTCTTCTTTTGCTGGCCTTTTTGTTTAAATTCTTTGCCTTGTCTCTGGCTGCTGCCTTCTTGCCAGACGTCTTAAATTCTTCAGCCGCCTTTTCCATTTCAGCTATAGTTTTAGAATAGTCTCCTTTTGCTTCAGCATCTTTGAGCTGTAAATACTTGCGAGCCGGGAGATTACCAAAATAATCCATCATGTATTCCTGAAATTGCTTTCCGCCGTTTTCTTTGATGATCGAGTCGGCCTTATTCAAGCTTTTTTCTGTGCGCTCTTTGGCTGCAATTATCCTGTTTGATTGGTGAGCTAAAATTACCTGATGTTCTGGGTTAAATTCGTCGAACTCTTCACCTGTAATTGCCTCGGTCTTTGCCTTGGCTTCTGCCGTCATTTGCCGATAAAACAATCTTTCGTCGGCAGGTTTTAAATTCGGTTCGCCTTCTTCGGACTCTTCTGTTTCTTCTTCAAAGGATTCTTCATCTGCTTCGGCTTCGCCGGATTCTTCGGATGCTTGATTATCTGATAAGTTTTCGGCATCTTCCTCATCTTCTTCATCTTCCTCATCTTCGAAATATTCCTCCTCGGATTCTTCTTCGTCGCCCTCAGCTTCAGCCGTTTCGGCTTCTCCGGAATCTTCGATATCGGTTGAGACATCATCTGTTTCACCCTCTTCGTCTTCAAACAAGTTCAAGCTGTCGTCCTCATCTTCGACGTTAATGTGTGCAAGTCCTGAGTCGTTGGTGCCTGCTCCTAACATGTAGCTACCTCCTGTTAAAATTTAAACTTTCGCTTTGCAGAATGATCGACGGGCGCTGGCGAGTTAATTTCATTCAGCCTGTTTTTTGCTTCTTGTCCGTCGCTGATTGCTCGCTCGAACGCAAGTCGAACTTTCTTCAATGCCTTCATTTCAAATTGTAGCATATAAAGATAATTATTATCAAGATTCTGATAATTAAAATCAGTATCTTCAATAGCAAGAATAAGTTCGTCTCGTTGCCGCTCAAGTATCGGGAGAATAAACTTTGACAATTGCTCGGCGTCCAAGCCCTGGTTAATAGACTCAAGCAGTCTATTTTCAAGAGATTGTTTTTCTAACTCTTTCAAAATACGCCTCCTCCTTCTGGTGGTTGTGGTGGTGCTGGCGGCTGTTCGGGTTGTCCGGGCTGTTGTGGCTGCTGCGGCTGTCCTGGCACGCCTCCGCCAGCTTGCATCATAGCCGCCTGAGCTGCGGCCTGCTGTTCCAAGATAGCTCTAATTTCTTCGGGTTCGGGAACCAACTTACTTGCGTCTCTGTAGCCCATTTGGTTAACAAGAATGGTTGCTGCTTCTGCGATTTTGTCAGGCGTCACTTGAACGCCAAGTTGAGCGAGAGCCGGGTAAATCTGGCCGATAAGAAGCATCATATTCTGAACCGCTTCGGTTCTTTGCCCTGCTCCAACACCTGCAGCAACATCCAAGTCATATTCACCAGATAAACTTTCGGGGTCGATCTGCAGCTCTTTTCCTTCTGTGAGCCTTACGACAACTTCCTGATCTACATAGCGGGTATTCATTTCGACAAGGACCTGAAATAAATCAACAACGCCTGTTTCTGCAAACATACGAGCAATCATTTCGATTCGCTGGTTTGCTGCGCCCATGATTGCCGTAATTCCGGTGGCGGTTTTATTTAGAGAACTTGCGTCGGTTCCCTGGTTATATTTTGTTACGCCTGTTCTGTTCTCTTTCAAGCTGTCTATCTGCTGCATCATTTCAAAAACGGCAGGCGCTAGAGGCGCTTCGGGAAATGGCTCGACTATGTCTGATGCTTTTCGCTTGCCGATAAACTCATGCCTGAGCCTTATATACTTTCTGTTTTCTCTAAGATCGTCAGCATTGACAGCTTTATCATCGACAAGCATTTGCCTGTCGTTGTTGTTCGCAACATTCAGGATTACTTGTCGATACATTGCAACCTTTATATCTTGAAGCTCGCCTATAAAATCATCTATGCTCATACCTGTTAGTTGGTATTGATCTGGATAAGGCGACAAGACTGAAAAATGAGGCCGTTCAAGATCGTTCTTTTCTACTTTAACAATTTGTTCGCCGATGACTGTTATTATTACGTCCTCTGAAATTCCATCATCATCGATGTCATACTTCGCATAGCATTCATTCACCCAATATTTAGCCCTGGATTTATCTAAGTCTGCAGCTCCGTCATTCTCTTGATATTCTGATTCGTAGTATTCGGCTCTAAGCTCAGAGTTTTGATCTCTTGAATAAGACGCCGCAGACAGATTTTCATCAGTGATTTTTTTATACTCTCCTGCTTTTACTTTCAGTTTTATTTCAGAGCCGGTCATTATTCTCTTGTGCATCATAAAAGGACATTTGCCAACTTCGTTGGTATCGGGAAGCCAGCGACATTCAGACACCGGAACATTATCAATAACCGGCTGATTCTTAATTCTTTTCATAACTTTTACTGTGACAATAAAAGTGCCGTCAGGTTGCTCTTCGGCTCCGACAAACTTAACCCCCTCCGCCTCTGCATCGAAAGCAATAAATTGATCGAGCGTCATTACCTGCTCGTCTTCAACCTCTTTTTCTATTCGCTCCCATCTTGTTTTCATTACGCCGTGGCCGAGTATAAGAGCATCGAGAAACCACTTATAAAATCTAAGAAAGCCTTTGTTTTTGCGCTGTATCTGCCAGTTGCACAATGCTTTCATCGGCTCCGGATCGTCTGATTTTGTCCGTCCAGTGATTGAAACAACATCGTCAGAGCCGAAAAAGATTTTCATTAGCGCCGGAAGAATCCAGTAAACAGCGTCGGCAACGTCTGACATTGTTAAGCTGCTGCGCTCAGAAAGATGCGGAAACAGTTCTTTGTAGTAAGTTGGGTCTGATAGAAACCGCCTGAGCCTGAGCAGACAAGCAGGCTCTATTTCTTCCTCGTAGTAGTTGTCGGCTGCCTGAATATCAGCTTTCACCCACGTTAACAGTTCTTCGTCTTTTATCTTAGCCATTACAGCCTCCCTGCCGTTCTGATTTTATCCCATTCATCGTCTTGTTTGCTTGTAGCCGTTATTTTATTAGCCAGCCATTTTAAAGCCTGAGTCATTGAATCAACTTGATCGTCGTGAGGAGCCACAGGAAAAGCAGCAACCTCGGTTTCAAAATCTATTAACCATGGTGCTTTTGCCGGTAGAAATACGCGGCCAGCCTCGACCATCCAGCTGACACCCTGCGCTCTGATTGTTTTAGATTTAACCGGCTCTATAGCTATCACCGGCAAAGCCGACTCCTCTTTTAAGACTTGTATAAGCTGCTGCCCGCTGCCCTTGTCTTCTATCAAGATTGCATCCGGATTGTCTCTAACGGCAAACGATTCTGTCGCTCTCCGCAATCCTGGAAATTGCACCCGGCTTAAAAAAACATCGACAAGATAAATAGCGTTGCCAAACACGTGCCAGACTGTAAGCGCCGACGGGTCGTGAATATCTTCATCTTTTGTGCCAGTGTCCCAGCTATGAATTATCATATCAGGAGTATTGGGAGCAACCTCATACCGGCGAAACCAGCCCAAATCAAAAATAGAACCTTCATCTGGGGCTGGTTCTTGTTGATACAACGCTGACCAATCTCTACTGCCGAGCTGATCTTTAATTTCCATGAGTCTGTCATACGGATAAAAGTCAGGCCACAAGGCTTGCTTGTCGCCAGAAATGGCGGGGAAAGATATTACTTCCCAGCCTTCCCGCGCATGCTCTCGAAGCAGCCAGCCCGCCAAGTCGTCATAATGCCAGCGAGTAAGCATAATAACAACAGCAGCATCAGGCATCAATCGAGTATAAGCAACAGCCTTATACCAGTCTTTAAGTTTTCTTCTGATTGTTTCGCTGTCAGCCTCTTCGCGGCCTTTAATCGGGTCATCGATTAAAAGTAAATGAGCACCGCGGCCAGTTGCCGCACCACCGACACCAAGACCAAAATAAGAACCGCCTCTAGTTGTGACAAACTTTTTCTGACTCGCCGAGTCTTGAGATAGCTGGCAATCGGGGAAAGGGAAAATATCATCTGCAAGCTGATTTCTGACCTTGCGACCCCAGTCGTCAGCAAGGTCTTGCGCGTAAGTCGCATGAATAATGTATTTGTCCGGGTTGCGACCGAAAAACCAAGCTGGGAAAAATTCTGAGGTAAGCATAGACTTTCCGTGTCTCGGGGGCGCAAAAAGCATCAGTCGTTTACATTCTCCGCGCTCGACACGCTCTAGAGCGTCGGCAATAATCTTGTGATGATCGCCGATTGAATATTCCGGCCACTGCAATTTTGCATAATCTAAAAGATTTCGTCGAGCCAGTTCTTGTTCTAGCTCCTGAAGCGGCGGCAAATAAGTCATTTTCTACCTGCCTTCTTTGCGAGCTCGATAAGCTGCTTAAGCTCGTCTTCAGACAATTTTGAATAATCATACTCAACCTTGATCGGCTCGCCGCCCTTACCCGTATGCTCGTGCTTGTCAGTAAAAAGAACAAGATAGCGTCCGAGCATCTCCAGGGCTTTTGTTTTGCTGTGGAATTTAAGCTTTATATCTCCGTCTACTTTGCTAATCTCTGAAACAGCCGCCATTACTTCGTCCGGAATGTCTTCAGAGTTTTTGAGAGTGACTACTCCGTTTTTCCATGAAATGACGTCTTTGATATTAGCAAAGCCGAGCTTGCACAGTTCTTTAATCACATCGTCGGCTTTAACTTCATTCTTCGCCGCGATAGCTTTTAATCTCTCTTTAACAGCTTCTTTAACATCTAGTTTATTCAAGAGCTGATCGGCCTGTTTTGCGGCGGTTCTCGAACTGTAGCCCGCTCTAATAGCGGCCATTTTGCCATTGCAATCAACAACATACTCATCAACAAACGCTTTGCGCTTGTTCGTAAGTTTGTTATATGCTGTCCGATCTTCTTTGTATTCGCTCATACTTTAATCTTATCAGAATTTTGATAATTAATAAAGATCAGGCTATTATTTAATCATCCTCTCAAAGCACTGTTATGCGGGTCTGAAAGATATTTTATTTTTTTTTGATTATTTCCTTGACATATATATCGTTTTGATATATACTAATAATGT